ACCGAGCCGCAAGACGGAGACCACTGGGAGGACGAGGAATGACGGCCGACGTGCACTACGAGGAGCTCCCCGAGAGCGAGGACCCCTACTCGGTCCTCACGTTCAAGAAGGACGACGGGGAAGCGAAGCTGAAGATTATCCTTCAGTTCGAAGGGGACTTCCTTCCCCTCTTCGGCTCCGAGATCCCGGACGATGCGACCGAGCAGGAGGCCCGGGACGGTTTCGCCGGACAGTTCTTCAACCAGATCGCAACCCTCTTCTGAGGTGAGGCGAGTAGTCGTCGAACGCCTGCCTGATGGCAGGCTTCGGCTCACCATCGTAAAGACCTAGAACGCAAAGAAGGCCCCCAGCCACGAAGGCTGGGGGCTCTCTTGCTCTTACTCAGAGTCCGGGCTGTGTAGGTTCAGCTTGGACAGGATAGCTTCCACTGCCGGGAGCTGCATAAGGCGGGATAGCGCTGAAGCTCCCGTCACCAAGGCGGCACCCAGTCCCACTGTCGCAGACAGGCCAAGAGCAGGCACTAGTACTGGAACCGCAGGGATGAGGACGATCAGCAGTTGGATTGCGGTCCGGATCGGCTTGACCCATTTGCTCATCACTTCCCTCGCTTCAGAGCCTTGTACTTGTTCGCCTTCTGGACGACCGGGCTCTTGTTGATCTTCTTGACAGCGCCAGCGCTACGGGCTGCCGGACCGGCGACCGCACGGGTCGCGGATCCCTTGACTGCCGACGCCTTCTTGGCGGGCAGAGTGACCTTCTTGGCTGCCACTTTTCCTCCAGTCTCCCGGTCCCACCGGGCTGCTATCTTGGGATGCTTAGCGTGCATGTACGCACGCTGCTTCGAGCTCTTATACGGCATGAGGATGCCTCAATCTGTCGACTTGTCTTGCGGTTGCTTCGTCGATAGCTCCCGTTGCCGGGAGGCCGAACAGCATCTGAAGTCCACGGATGTGGGTGACAGTTCCGTCATCCATCTCTCCGTCAACGTTAGGGCAGCGCAGTACGCGCTGCACGTGGGATACTGCGTCATGTTCAAACTGTGTCGTCGGACGGATGATGGTGCGCTTCCACCAAGAAGGCGTGGATTCCTGACTGTCATGTTCTGTCATCAGGCACCTACCTTGGTCGCGATCCTGTCAACGACCCCCCGGACGCCAAGCACTTCCTTTTTCACCACTTCTACCTCCGCACGCTGTGTGACCAGAGATTCTAGGATCTCCACTCTAGCGCTGAGGTCAGCGATTTTGGCGTCCTTCTCCTCACGATTAGATGTGAGTGTTGCTACTTGGACTTGCAGGAGCTCTACCGTGTCAACAGCAATCCCCATTGACTGTTCACCGCTTAGGCGTCTCCCGCCAAAGAAACCTCCAGCAGCACCAGCTAGGCCGGTGATCGCTGCCATGATCGTTGAGGCGTCCATCATGTCTCTCTCTCCCTGTATACCTACGTAGACTCAGCGACGGTTCGCAGAACGACCGTCAGATAGCCTCCCAAGGATGAAGCGTTAGGACCAGGAGGACCAGTCTGCGTGTACTTCCAGTCATCAATGACAACCAGGGTTGAGATGTCTTCGATAAGCTCCTGGAACACGACCACATCGCCAGCACGAGCAAGAGCCTTGAAGTCTTCGAAGCGAGAGCGGGCGTAGCCGTCAGTACCGACGCGCTGACCACCCTTGTCCATCTCTTCATCGAACAGCAAGAACGTCTGATTGATGAGCCGTTGGCGGATGGAGCCCGGGAGCGCTTTGTACTGCCATCCGTTGAGCACTCCACCGGTAGTGATGTCCGTACCCCTGGTGAGGGTGAACCTCAGAGCGACCCAGATCTGTGGGCCGTTCGGTTGCGGTGTCGCAATATCCCCAGTCCCTGGACTGAAGCTGGGTCCGTACGTTACGTACGGCGTCTCTGCTCCGCTCTTGTCGATGACAGAGAAGCCGACTCCCCCTTGAAGGGGGATCGGTGTGCGGAGAGAGACAAACTTGTAGAGCTTGGGCTCTTCGGTGTTGAACCGAATGCGCCCGGTCTTGAGGTAGCCCGTCGGGTACAGGGTGGTCGCGTTCTCCGACCAGACCGAGGAGCTGGTGATCGTGAAGACCTTCCGATCTGAAGCCCCTAGCATGGTCACCGACTGAATGCTGTTGGTCTGCCCGGAGGCGTACAGGTCGCGGGCGTAGGCGTACCGTACAGCCTTCGTCGTCTGCTCCTGGATGGTGTTACCCAGGTCCACCCTGTAGAGCCCTGAGGAGCCGTCGTGTGCCGCCGTGGAACCTGTCCACATGAACCTGTCGAAGCCGGTGATGCCCTGGCATCCGCCGGTCGGAGTGAAGAGCAGCGGTCCATAGACCACGTCTCCGTTCGAGTCGAACTCTCCGACCCTGAAGCCCTTCGTGGTGGCGATACCCATGAAGGACCCGATGTACCCGAAGATAGAGTTGATGCGTTCACCCGTAGGGGTGACCGCCGTGATCGTGGGAAGCACGATCTCCGTGGTTCCACTGAAGTCGATCGTGAACTTGTGGATAGCGGAGGAAGTGGAGTTCCGGCCTGCCGCGTAGATCGCGGTCGGCCCCTCGGTGATCGAGGTCCACACCCAGTTCGGATCGGTGTGCGTGAACGATGACGTTGTGGGGATGGCTATGGGCCCGCCGGTATTGATCGGCGCGAAGTAGATCGTGTTGTTGAACGCGGCTGCGATACGCCCCTTGACGAAGGCGATAGCGCCAGACGTCAGGGTTCCACCGGGAGGTGTGTACATCTGCGTAGCGGCAGCCGTATCTATCCCGCTCCAGATGCCGTCAGAGGCCAGGATGAAGTACCGGGTACCGGTTCCCGCAAGGTCGAACTGAGTTCCAGCCGAGGGGTTGGTGATGCCGGTGCGTCCAGCCGAGGTGATCTTCCAGAAGATGCCACCGTCCGTGTACCAAGCAGAGTCGACCCCCGAAGGGTCGACATAGCCGACCGTGCGGGTGAACGAAGAGGTGACCGTGAACCTGTTGTCAGGCTGCCTCAAGAGCTTCAGCTCACCAGAAGTCCAGGGGTCCACGCCGAGCGAGTCGGCGAACCTGACATCGAACTGGTTGTCGGTGTCGGGGTCCTGGTAGATGATGCCAGCACCACCGGAGAAGTTGGACTGAGACCGCAGCCACCAGAAGTTACCGGAGATGGACTGCTCGCCCGGTTCGGCGAAGGAGTCGAACTGCTGCTTCCTGATCTCCGCCATGCCCTCGGTGTAAGGCCACGCATCACGCGTGGCCGACAGGAACGGGATACCTCCGAGGGCGTAGTCGAACTGGTAGTCCTGGAGGTTGTAGCTTCCGCCGACACCGGATCCACCAAAGTTAGACAGTTGCCACGGAATCTGATGAACGATGTCGTTCATTACGCCTCCCTGTACCAGCCCTGGAAGGTGACGATGGTGCCTGACTGCCAGTGATTGTCATGCACGGGAACATTCTGGAAGTCGCTGACCGTGAAGGCGGTACCACTTCCCGTGGCAAGGACTTGAGCCATAGCCACCCCGCTGACGCCACTGTTAGTGGCGTACGCCCCAGCTACCCAGCCGCTGGCGGCGAGCTGTCTGGTCGTATTGGCGCCATTGCCGTCCCGGAATGGGACGGAAGGCAGGTTGCCTTGGACGGTATTGGATGTGGTCCCCAGTGCAGAGAAGACGCTGTAGATCTCGAAGAACACAATCTTGCCCAGCTTCTTGTACCAGCCCACATTAGTGCTGGTCGCTGGCGTGTTCGTCCACACCGGAGTGAAGGCAGTCCAAACGGTGGTGCCGAAGGAGGGGTCACCGTTCGGGTCGATCTGGGCCACGACGGCGTTCGAGCTGTCCACCCACTGAGTGAGGGCCGCTGTCTGTGGGCCGGGGTTGTTGGCGAAGACTCGGAGCGGAACGTTAGCGCCACCGTTGACGGCCTCTGCGTCCAGGTTGTACCGGGCGTTCACGCGCCCGGTGGAGTCCACGTCGACCAGCGCAGTAGCGCCTGAGTTCAGCACCCGAAGGAAGCTGGAGGCATGGGCCGCAGGCCCTGTGATATCGAAGAGGGGGGTGGAGGTAGAGGTGCCAGTCACGTCCACGTGCCCATCATTCCAGACGGTGAACCGCTCCGTGGCGCCGCCCGCAGCAGCGATACGTATAGCCCTCTTGGTGGTGCTGGTGTCCGGAGCCACGATGTCGTTGGCCACGAACGTGGTGGTCGCAGTCGGAGTGATCGTGGTCGTGCCACCGGCCAGCAGGGCGAACCTGTCGGTCGAGGTGTTCGAGTCGGTCATCCGGAACCGATAGGAACTGTCGGATTCACCGACGGCCTTGAACATGAACAGAGCGCCGTTCGACCTGATCGATGTCATGATGTTCAGGGCAACTTCGTTGTCGAGGATCGACAGGCGGGGGAAGGAAGGGTTCGTGGAGTCGCCGATGATCGCAGTCGTCCACGATCCGGTGTTGAAGATGTCGATGTTGGCCAGCGTGCCGGTGGCCCTGACCAAGGTCTTGTTGCTCAGGGACTGCGTCGACGTGGTGCCAACGAAGTCGTTGCCGACCCCGGTGATGCCGTGCGTGTTGGTCGTGGCGATCTCGTGAGCACGGGACTCGGTGAAGTCCCGTGCCGAAGAGACGTGACGGACCACAGCGCCAGCGTTGTGAGCTGAGGCGGGCGTGCCATCCACGGCCCTGGTGACCGTCAGGTTCAAGCCTGCGATCACCGTGACGTCCACCAGCTCCTCGTTCGACTGGCCGTAGTCGAGAGAGAGGGTGAACGGCGTGGTGCCGGGGAAGCCGGTAGTGGCGGCCACGGAGATGCTGGTGTCTGACGGAGTGATCGTGCCGGTGAGCGAAGTCTGTACGGCGGTTGACGTGTAGTAGCGAGCAGGCGTAGCCATTGCTCCTCCTATCCGTTGAAGGACTGGTAGTTCTCGAACAGTCGGAACAGGCGGTCGCGCTCTTCGGCGAGACGCTTCATGTAAAGCTGGAGGTAGTACTGCGAAGCCTGCGTAGCGGCAGTGACGGGCACCAGCGGAGCGCGCTCGGTCGCCTCGATCTGTGACTGCTGAAGGCGAGCGGCTTCATAGGCAGGCAGCAGGCGCCAGCAGGCGCCGTAGGTAATCAGGTCCACCACACGCTCAGGCAGGCCGGTAGTGGCCTCGAAGGGGTCGGCGTTGTTGTCCAGAGTGTTAGGCTTCTTGGTGTACGTAACCCGGATGTTGCGACCGGGGACGATGAAGTCGCGCATGATCTGGAGGGTCTTGCCGGTGGGTGTCGGGGTCGGCTTGACCTGACCTGCGGTCGTCGAAGCCACCGGGTTGAAGCGCCACGAAGAGAGCGGGAACCAGACGGCCGAAGGGCCGATCGTGTTGACCGTCACCTTGTAGACGTCTTCCACGTCGACGGGTAGGGGGTACTCGTAGCGCGCTGCGATCTTCGGGAACTCGTACTCGCCGAACACCCACAGGTCGGGATAGACGGCCTGGATGGTGTCGTTGATGGCCTCCTTGATGCGAGCCCTCGGGTACATCGGGTCATCGGTGATCAAAGTGTCGAGCGTGTGAGCCGCAGCAGTGGTGCCTTCAGCACCACGTCCAGTGCCGGACGTGCCGCCGAACACAGTGACGATCCCTGTGGCTCGGTCGAACTTCTTCACCAGGATCAGTTCGTCGTCGATCTCGATGAGGCCCCTGGAGATGTTGGTGACAGTCTCGGGGTCGATCTGGAAGGTCACATCATCAGCGTCCATCGGCGCCACTAGGTACGAAATGGAAGCCTGGTCCCGGGTGTAGCCGAGGAGCTGCTGCTTCACCCGTGCCACGACGTCGTTGAACGTGATTGCCATGATTCTCCTTGGTTAGAGTTCTTCCCACACAAGGGAGAAGTTCCATACCTGATTGAGGCTGCCGACTGAGGTGTTGATCGCGATACCCTCGCCAGGCTTGAGCAGGAACGCTCCGGAGCCGGGGGGTACGGTGATCAGGTGAACGAACTGTCCACCACCAGCGCCAGACGTGGCCGTCGGAGGCGTGTTCCATAGCGCCGCCTGAAGAGTGACTGTCGGGTTGGCCGACCTGATCTCCACGACCGAGTTCGGGTAGGACGTGTTGAACTTGGCGATGTCACTATTGGCCTGTACGGTGCCGCCTGTGGGGGCGGCGCTTATCCGATAGCCACGCATCGGAGCGATGGCCGACGTTGCACCAGAGGCGAGCGTCGACACGTAAGCAGCTCCGAAGATGACGCTCTTGCCGGAGCCGACCGGATTGAACATAGTCAAGAAGGTGTTA